AAGAGATTACATTACCTACTAAACCAATCAATCATATTGATGATGAAGAAGGTGAAATTGCTTTATGTATTCTATCTGCTATTAATCTAGGACTAATAAAAGAAAAAGAAGAATTAGAAGAACTATGTGATTTATCTGTAAGATCGTTAGAAGAAATTATAGACTATCAAAAGTATCCTGTCAAGGCAGCAAAGAAGTCTACTGAAGCAAGAAGAAGTTTGGGTATTGGTTATATTGGTCTTGCTCATTTTCTTGCAAGAAACAAAGTTAAATATAATGATAAAGAAGCTCTTACTGTTGTTGATGAAATTTCAGAAGCATTTCAATACTACCTACTAAAGGCAAGTAATAATCTAGCAAAAGAAAGAGGCGCTTGTGACTATTTTCATAGAACTAAATATAGTGACGGTATTTTACCTATCGATACTTATAAGAAAGATGTTGATTCACTTATTAAAAGAAAGTACAGTTATGATTGGGATGCTTTACGAAAAGATATCAAGAGCCATGGGCTTAGACATAGCACACTTTCAGCACAAATGCCATCAGAAAGTAGTTCGGTCGTTTCAAATGCTACGAATGGTGTTGAACCACCTAGAGACTATCTTTCTGTTAAGAAAAGTAAAAAGGGAACTCTGAAACAAATAGTTCCTGAATATAATAGACTTAAAAATTTCTATACATTATTATGGGATATGCCTAGTAATGAGGGATACATAAATGTAATCTCCGTTATGCAAAAATGGTTCGATCAAGCAATAAGTGGAAACTGGAGTTATAATCCAGAAAATTATAAAGACAATGAGGTACCAACATCAGTAATGGCAACTGATTTGTTGACTACATATAAGTTGGGATGGAAAACATCTTACTATCAAAACACATATGACGCTAAGTCAGATGTAGACGAACCTAACCATCCTGTCGGGTGGCATGATGATATAAAAGATGATACTAAAACCAGAGAGGAATTTAAAACAGATGAAGATTATGAAGAATATTGCGAGGCTTGTGCAATCTAATGGGTAAAGTATTTAACACAGAGCAAGTAGATTGGTTAAAACAACCTATGTTTTTTGGTGCAGAGCCTAACACACAAAGATTTGACCAACAGAAATATCCTATTTTTGAAAAGTTAAATCAACAACAATTAGGATTCTTTTGGAGACCAGAAGAGGTATCTTTACAAAAAGATAGAAATGATTTTCAACAACTATCAGATGAACAAAAACATATTTTTACATCTAATCTAAAGTATCAAACACTATTAGATAGTGTGCAAGGTCGTGGACCATGTTTGGCATTCTTACCTTTCTGTAGTTTGCCTGAACTAGAATCTATGCTTGTTGCATGGGACTTTAGTGAGACAATACATAGTCGTTCATATACTTACATAATGAAGAATGTTTATCCAGACCCAACAGCAGTACTAGATACAATTATTGAAACACCAGAGATTATGGCAAGAGCTAAAACTGTAACTGAAGCATACGATAAGTTTATTACATATGCTCATCAATATCACCTGAATGGTAAAGGCACAATGAGAGAAATGAAAAAACTTTTATATCTTACTCTTATTAATGTTAATATATTAGAAGGTATACGATTCTATGTTTCATTTGCTTGTTCATTTGCATTTGGTGAATTAAAATTAATGGAGGGTAGTGCTAAGATTATATCTCTTATTGCAAGAGATGAGAATTTACATTTAGCAGTATCTCAAAACATTATAAATCACTATAGAACAAAAGAAAACGATAAAGAAATGTTAGATGTCATGAAAGAAACTGAACAAGAAGTTTATGATATGTATGATATTGCTGTTCAAGAAGAAAAAGCTTGGGCGACATATTTGTTTAGAGAAGGTTCTATGATTGGTTTAAATGATAAACTATTAAATCAGTATGTAGAATTTATGGCAAACAAAAGAATGAAAGCAATAGGACTAAAAGGTGTTTATGATGCATCATCAACAAACAACCCATTACCATGGACTCAACATTGGTTAAATAGTCGTGGACTACAAAACGCACCACAAGAAACTGAAATAGAAAGTTATGTGGTTGGTGGTATTAAACAAGATGTAGAAACGGAAACATTTAAAGGATTTAAACTATGATTAAAAACCCAAACTTAAAAACTGTATGCGATAATTGTGCCGCTACTTATATTATTAAATATGATTTACCAGAAGATGATTATGTTGAACAATTTTGTCCATTTTGCGGTGAAGAACATCAAATTGTAGAAGATGAAGTGACAGATATTGATGAAAACTGGAACTAACTGGACATATCAAGGTAATATAGTTGAAGAACTCCCAAGTGATTGTGAAGCTTTTGTATATTTAATAACAAATTTAACTAACAATAAAAAGTATGTTGGTAAAAAGTTAGCTAAATTCAAAACTACGAAACAACCACTTAAAGGCAGAAAGAATAAAAGACGAGGCACAAAAGAAAGTGATTGGAGAACTTATTGGGGTTCATCAGACAAACTAACTATAGAGCTAGAAAAATTAGGTGAAGATAAATTCACTAGAGAAATAATGTATTATTGCCCTAGTAGGGGCGTTGCAAGTTATTTAGAAGCAAGAGAGCAGTTTGAAAGAAAGGTTCTAGAGGACGATGAGTACTATAATGGTATTATAAATGTCCGTGTTGGTGGTTCTCAAATTTTAAGAGAATCCTTAAAAAAAATATCAAAAGATTAATTTGTCTAAATAAGGATAGGTACAACCATATGGTAAGTACTTAATCCGAAATTTGATTTGATATCTCAAACTTCACAACACTAAGGCGTGATTATGACACAATTAAAAGTCCTAATAATCTTTGCCTCAAAGTGGTGGTATGATAATGTGTCTCATAGATACGAACCTTCAAAACACTACTTTAAAGGCATCGGTAGGAAAGAACAAAAGTAGAACAAAAACTATCTCATTTTCACGCCCAAGGTGTCTAAAAAGTGTTTCATATAGTGAAACAAATCAAATTATTTTCAATACCCCCTCAAAACCCTTGATTTTATTGACTTTTTTATTCCATTTTTTTTGGTTATTTGCTTGCAATATGACCAATTTCATGTATACTATATGTATATTAACAAAAAAGAAAGATACATTATGAATAACAACTTATATCAATCAAACACTAACTCTATGAACTACAAAAGACAAATGTCATCACTTGCTGCTGAAAGATTTTCACTTTCAAACACACCTTCTTTTAGAGAAGAATATTATAATGCTGTTAAAGTCAATAGAGAGAGAAGAAACAATCGTGTGAAATATAGTAACAACAGATTAAAATAGTAGATCATTTAGATATTAACAAAAAAGAAAGATACATTATGAAAAATCAAAAATATACTATATGTTATAAAAAACATGATACCAGAAGCTGGGATCGTGTTGTAATCAGTACTCACAAAAGTGCTGTTTCTGTTATCAACAAAATGATAGAGAGTTATCAATTCTCTGACATTAAAGTCTTTGACGAACACGATTCCTGTGTCAAAGATTGTCGTAAACTTGTCGATATATCTTCAATTCAATCTGACTTTTGTTTTGCAAGTGATTGGACTGTTCACATACCTAGAGGTAATTGTTAATATGTTTCATGTAGTTTATTCTAGACACTATTGGGATACAGAGGGTCAAGGTACTTTTGCAAATACTTGGACTTTATATAGAAATGTTGATTACTCTCAAATAAGTTTGATGAGTGATAAGTGTGTTGAATTAAAAGAACAAGCAGATAAAACATATGCTGAATATAAAACTACAAAAGATCACGAATCTGATCCTGATTGGTGTGTCATGTCTGAAGTTTATATCGTAGATGATAAAGATTATTTTAGAACCTACAAAGATGAGCATCCTAATGTTCTTAGTGATTCTTATTATGCTAGAGGCTTAGTTCCACAAGAAGAAGATTATTATAACGATTACGGACAAAAGTGCCAATTCTTATTGATAAAAGATTTTGATGAGACATACACTTGGTTCGGCAAAGATTGGACACAAGATATGATAGAAGCCGAATATAAACGAAGGGAAAATGTAAGTGAACTCAACTATGCTTGAGTGCTTGACTATTGATAAAACTTGTAGTATAATGAATCATATGAAAATTTTAATTGCAGCACTTGTATTTACATCTTGTACATTTACTGTTAAAGATACAGAAGCAAACGATTACAACACCGCAGTTATAGGTCACATACTTACCGAAACAATCAGAGGTACTGATATAGATGAAGAAGCTATAATGAATGCTGAAACTCAAAGATTAATTCACGCAATGTCTTTAGAAATGGTTTCAGTTGTATTTACATATATGCCTAGTATATTAGATGGTATATCTGCTGACATGAGAGCAAAAGCAGACAAGAATTATAAATGTAGTTTACAAAGCGATGAATATAAAAACAAAGATTGTAACTAATGGGATTATTTTATGTACATCAAGGTAGAAGTAAGAAGAAGAAACTACCTGAAACAGAAAGTTTAAAAAATGCTCGATTAGAGCATAGAAAGTTCTTATTCAGTAAAGGTATTGATCCTGATAAAAAGATTAATCCTAAAGAGTTTAGTGCAGTTGCAAACTGGTGGGAAACAACATCAGTTCAAAATCCTGCCGTGTTAGCTCATTCGGTAGAGCAGTTGATTTGTAATCATCAGGTGGCCAGTTCGATCCCGGCACACGGCACCAGTTTAAAACAAGAATCTCAACATAATTGGCGACTTGAAGAAAGTAAAAAGTTTACAGTTGCACCTGCCTATAATAAAGGTGCATATCAAGTTATTCCTAGATCAGAGGTAAAGGATATAGGTAGATGAAATACTTAATAATACTATAACAGGAGATACAGAATGACATTTGAATTACACAAATTACATAAACTAGATGATTGGTTAGAGGAAGAAGCATATCAATGGGTTCTCTCTGCTATAATTGATACATACAATGTAGAAAAACTTGATGACCTGACTGAAGCACAGATAGATGAACTGGCGGCCTATGTGAACACAGTCAATGAACGAGATGACCATATATGGTCTAACACTTGTGCAGACAGGCTTTCTGTATTAGCGATTGGTTCTATGATGGACCAATGGCAAGATGCAAATGATTCAGAGTATTGTTATGATAAAGGCTATAGGTGAATGAAATACTTAGTTATATTATTATCTTTAATGGTTATTAGTTGCAGTCAAAATCAAGTTAAGACACATATAGGTACAGGTGCTGGAGCTGTATCAGGATATTTGACTTGTCGTGGTATGTTAAATGCGAATGTAGAATTAACTGCTGCTTGTGTATTATTAGGGGGACTGTTTGGGTCTACTCTTTTTTATACAAACGATATGAATACACACACAGCAGTTTTTGTTGATACACTAAATACAGCACCAGGTAAAAGATCCCATACAAATTGGGGAAACTCTGCTAATGGTAATTGGGGATCTATTACAATTAATAGAAGTTATGTAAACGATTTCTATAGATGTAGAGATTATGAATCAGTTATTAGTATTGAACATTCTTGGCCAATGAATGGTATCAGTAGAGAAAGTGAAACAGGAACAGCGTGTCAAGAACCTGATGGTCGTTGGCAGATAATAGAGAGTACAAATTCGTAATGAAAGATCCTATTATGAAAGCATTTTTACTATCAACTTTATTATTAATCACTCTTATATTGATTGCTGATGTTGCTTTTAGTGGTGAGAAATCAGAATGGTTAAATAAAAATCCTTGTATGATAAAAATTGTTATTACATCAGTTGAAAAAGGTGACACTACAGTAGTTACCAAAGAAGAAGTGATGAAGTGTAAAGACGGGTATGATGGACCTAACTATTGGGAACTATTCGCTGCACACTATTATTCAAATTTGACAGTTCCTGCATATTGTAGGAAAGTGGCAAGACCAGATCACCCATTTAAGACACCTGGGTTGATGTGTTTAGATGAACATGGTGTCTGGGAGACTAAATAATGTATAAAATATTAGTTACAATAACTTGTATAGTTGTTTTAACAATACATTGGGACGAATTTACTAATAAGATTGATCTAGCAAAGATTCTTCAAGTTAGTAAAAACATAATGGTAGAAGTGAAGGAGTAAAAACATGAAAATCATATTATTAATATTAATGACTTTAGCCTTGGCAAATTGTACAAAAACAATGACAGGTAAATCAAGTGCAAATGCAACTTATAAAGTCGAAGAAGAGGGTACTAATGACGCTATTCTCAACAAAGTGCCACAATGGTTTGTGGATGCTCAAATCGAAAAAGGATTAATCACAAATCGTGATGCTGAAAATTATATTTACGGTGTTGGGTCTGGTGAAAGTCCTGATTTACAAATGGCGATTGATAAAGCAATATTAGTTGCTAAAGCAAATCTTGCCGATCAATTAGAGGGTGAGTTAAATAAAAGAACTAACTTCTATAAAACAGAAGAAGGTACAGAGGAAAACAAGTCAGTTGCTTCTACAATCGATCAAACTATTGTAAACATAATTGAGAAAACTAAAGTTCGAGGTTATGAAGAATGGCATAAATCTGTATTACAAACCCCTAATAATACCTATCGTGTATATGTAGGATTAAAATTTGGTATCGGTGATGCTAACAGATTAGCAAAATACATTTCTGATAATGCTGTTCCAGATATTGATATCAATAGAATCGAAAAGATGGCAGATGAAGCTGTAGATAGTTTAGTGCCTGGTCCTAGAGATGGTCAACTATCATATTCAGAACCACTATCTGGTTATGATGATATACCTGTAGAGGAGATAATATAGTGATTACGGTTTATAGTAAACCTAACTGTTTGTATTGTGAAAAAGCCAAGTACTTGTTAAAAAGTCTTGGCTTACAATACGAAGAAAAGACTGTAACAAAAGATTTATCAGTTGAGGAGTTGTATAAAGTTTTAGATAAGCAAGTCAGAACTATTCCGCAAATTGTGATTGACAAAAATCATATTGGTGGATATAATGAATTAAAAGAATATTTTATCAATGAAGGTAAAATAAATTATAAAGGAGAAGTTATATAGTGGATATAATATCACATACCAATAGAAGTAAAGTTATAAGACACCATTTAGAAAAACCAACAAAAATTGAATTTATAGAAGAAGATAATGTGGTTAAAGGAACCTTTAAATTAAACCCTTGCGAAAAAAATAATATCACTAGTAGTATGTTAATTGATGTAATTGATTGTGATACTAAATCTCCTTGGACTATAAATTGTGATAGTATTATTTCACTAGAACTATGTTAAACGAAAAAGAACACAACGAATATTTGTATCTGGAACGAAAAGGTTTAAATGGTAATCAAACAGAAGCCCAAGCATTAAGATATTTTGAATTAAAAGAATTGAAAAATAAAGATGATAATATTAAAAAAACATGGTCGATTTATGACAAAAAAGATAAATCATATGAATAAATAGTAGTATGAGAGATTTTCAACAATACATAAATGAGGGGGTCTATGACCCTAACATATTCAAAGCATTCTTTCTAGCAGGTGGTCCTGGCTCAGGTAAATCATGGGTTTCAGAAAGAACACTATCAGGTATGGGTTTAAAGGTTATTAATAGTGATACTATTTTTGCTCGTGCTTTAGAAAAAGAAAGTATGTCTTTAAACTTTGCTCAATCAGATGCTAAAGAAGTTGCAAGACGAGATGATATAAGGTCAAAAGCAAAAGCAAGAACTGGTGTACAGTTAAAACTTGCATTAGAAGGTCGCTTAGGTCTTATATTAGACAGTACAGCAAGAGATGTTGCAAGAATAGAATCAGAAGTAAGTAGTATGAGATATATTGGATATGATTGTAATATGGTATTTGTAAATACAAGTTTAGAAGTCGCTCTAAGAAGAAATCAAATGAGAGCAAGAAAACTACCAGACGCTATTGTAATTCATAGTCACAAACAAATACAAAAGAACATTGGTCAATTACAAAGACTATTTGGTACAAACAATTTCATTATTATTGACAATAATAAAGTTGCAGATGATGTTAATCCTGCAGTATATAAAGCAATACGAAGAATGATTAATAGAAAACCAACATCATATCAGGCAGTATCTTGGATTAAAAGAGAACTACTAAAAAGAAAAAGATAATGGGTAAACTATTAAGATTTCCCACAAACAGAATAGTATTTAGTACTCCTAAAGCGCCTGAGCTGACAGAAGAGGAATCTCAATTAATTAAAGAAGAAAAGTTTATAGAACAAATTACTAATCAACTAACTATGGATATTATTGGTGTTTTTCAAGACAATGTTGTTGATATGCAAAATGATAATTTTTTAAAAGATGTAGCTGTTATTGTTGAAGGTATTAAATCACTAATGAAAAGAGATTTTGATAGAAAACACCCAATGCACGATATTACAGATAATTTAATTAAAATACATACATTAAAAGATGGTAGAAAACTGACTGATATTAATTATAGCAAAATAAGTATAAGAAAATTCAAAGATCCTCAACCAAAAAAACCAAAAGCAGAGTTTAAAATAGAATTTGAACCAGATATAAAACTGGATTAACGCTTTACTTTCTATTGAAAGTGTGTTATAATCATATTATGGAATATAAAAAACTAGACGAAAAAATAAAAGAACTTAATTCCACTAGAGTATTTAAGAAGGTAACCCCTAAGGGTGATTTGTCTTGGTTTATAAAGTGGTTTGCAAGTGCATTTATATTGCTAGCTGTCGCTTGTCGTGCAACGGGAAATCTTGCAGTATTTGATATGTGGTTAAGTCTAATAGGTACAATAGGATGGTTCACAGTTGGTATGATGTGGCATGATAGAGCTCTTGTTATGTTGAATGGTGCTATATCCACATTACTTATAACAGGACTACTTGGATATTATTCAGCATGATTATAGTTGATTTAAATCAAATAATGATATCGAACCTAATGGTTCAAATTAGTGGAAGAAATTCTGAACCTCTATCAGAGGAACTTGTTAGACACATGGTTCTTAATTCACTAAGAGGACACAATGTGAAATTTAGACGAGAATATGGCGAAATGGTTATTGCTTGTGATAGTAAGAATGTATGGAGACGACAAGTCTTTCCTAACTACAAAGCAGGTAGAAAAGCAAATCGTGCAAAATCTGAACACGATTGGGATGCTATCTTTACTATATTACATAATATCAAAAATGAGATTAAAACATTTTTACCATACAAAGTTATTGAAATAGAAACAGCAGAAGCAGATGATATAATCGCTACTTTAGTTAGACGAGTACAAAGAGTTACTGGTCCTAATCACACTAAAAAGATATTAATACTATCTGGTGATAAAGATTTCATACAATTACATAATGATAATGTAAAACAATATAATCCTGTACTCAATAAATTTGTAGGAAAAGATGAAAATCCAAGTATATATATTAAAGAACATATATTAAAAGGAGACCGAAGTGATGGTATTCCTAATGTATTATCAGACGATAATGTTTTTATTGAAGGTAGACGACAAACCCCTTTAAGTAAAAAGAAGATAAATAGCTGGGTAGAGGAAGTTTTTATGACCTTTACCGAAGAAGAACAGATGAACTATGATCGAAATCGAAAGTTAATTGATTTAAATTGTATTCCACCTGAATTAGAAAAGAAGATTAATAATGAGTTTAATGATGTTAAAGTAGCTACTAGAGATAAAATACTAAACTACTTTATAACAAAAAAACTTAAAACTTTAATTGAAGTTATAGATGAATTTTAACTTTGAAAGAACTGTTAAGGAGATAACATGGCAATAATAAGAAGAAACACGGACGGATCAGTCGCAAGTCGAGAAGGATTTGCAGATCCAAATCAAACAACAACAAGTCACCCAGCATTAGCAGGTAGACGAGGTATGTCAGCATTAGCAGAATCTGGTAGAGCTGTACCTCCTTTATTGAATGAAATTGCTAATAAAGTAAATAACGCAAAAGATAAACCAAGAAAATTAAAAGTACTACAAGACCACGATTCACCAGCACTAAGACAAGTGTTAAAAGGTGCTTTTGATCCTAAAATAGAATGGTTATTACCAATAGATGCTGATATTCCATATAAAAAAAATGAAGCACCAATTGGAACTGACCATACATTATTAACACAAGAGGCAAAAAGACTTTACCTATTTACAAAAGGTGGAGATGCCACATTGACAAGAAATAAAAGAGAAGTAATGTTTATACAAATGTTAGAAGGACTATGTGCTGAAGAAGCTGAGTTTTTAATAACAGCTGTTTCTAAAAAAATAAACAATAAATACAAAGGATTTACTGCTAACTTAGTAAAAGAAGCATTCAATTGGGATGATGATTTTATGAAAAAATAGTAAAATATAGGGGTTAATATTGCAATATACCTAGGACCCCCTATCAAAAACCCTTATTTTTCAACAGTTTAAGACACCCTTAAATCGTTGATTTATAAGGGTTTTTTTATGTGGAATAATTATAAAAACCCCGAAAAACAAGGGTTTTTTACACCATTTTTATTGAAATAGTGCTTGCATTATGGCTAATTTCATGTATACTATATGTATAATAAAAAAAAGAAAGAAGAAACATATATTATGAAAAACAATCAATCACAAAAAAACTTAGATCACACGCTTTGTGTATTTAAAAATGATAAACTAAAAATTTATCACATTTGGACAAGTCAACAATTCTACAATCCAATAAAAAAAACTGTTAATAATGTCAATATACAAAACGCATTTAGTAAATCAATTGACGCTTACAGCGGAAAAGATAGTTCACAATCTGCTGCAACTACAAGTTTTTATAGAGTAATATCTACTACAAAGAAAAAAGACTGGAATCAAGAAAATATTAATCTAGGTTTTGTTAATAAATCTGAACTTAATACTTATAAGAATATGCAAAAAGAAGAATTAGAAAAAAATGATTATAAATGCATTTCTAGTCGTGACAACTGTAGATTTCATTCCGGAAAATATGCCGGTAGAGAATGGGTAAAGAGAAATCCTTGTACTTTAAGCGAAGTTAAAAGAATTAAGCATTGTAAAAATATGCTTGAAGATGCTCAATATAAAAAAGATGATTTATTAAATATTGCAAGAAAAATTGCCAAGAATATCATAAGATATAATCAACCACTTTCTTATATTAGTAACTTTAGTCAGCTATGGTCTCATATACGAGATACTTATTATTCTGATAGTGAGTATGTTTAATGAATAGAAGAATTAACAATGAAAAGAAAGGATTTCTTGATGTTTAAGCTAACTGTAATAATTTTATTAAGCCTAATTTTATTTAATCAATGTGTGGGGGCTATATTTTAAATGAAAATAGAATATAACAATAAATAAGAGAAGGGGATAATATGAAAAAAAATAATCAATTATTGAAAAAACCTTCTAAAGCCAATCTCACAGATGGCTATAACTATAATCATCTTTTAAAAATATTAAAAGAAAATTATGATTGGACTCAAATTCCTTTGTATAAAGGACCACTAGATCGGATAAACTAAATGAAATTAAATAGATATGAAAAGAAAATACTAAAAGGCATTATAGATAGTCGTAAAGGCATCTATGAAACTCCAAAAAGACATAGAAATGATTATGGCACTTGTAATGAATATGATGCCGCTCTTTCTTTGTTTTTAAAAAAACTTATTTATGCTCAAGCAACTAATGAAATGAATATGGAAGGTCCTGCAACATCAGAACCAAAATTTAAGTGGTTTACTTGCAGACTTTATAGACCATATGCAACAAAAAGAGATTTAAGAAAATTAATCTAATGTTTAAATCAACTTTAATTCTCGCTTTACTTGTTTTTGTAACTGGTAAAAATATTGAAATGTATAAAGCACAGCTTGAAACACCACTTCCTAAAGATGAGGTTATAGTTAATATGTATTCTACAATTCAATTACATTATGCAAGTCATAAGACTACTCAAAAGAAATTTGATTTACCAGATATTGATACCTCATCAAATGAAAGTTTTGTATATTCATTAAACAGATGTATTAATTATTTGTATGATTATATAGAAATTGAATATCGTATACCTAATGAGTTAGTTATTGCTCAGGCTGTTATTGAAACTGGTTGGGGTAAAAGTAGATTTGCTAATGAAGGTAATAATTTATTTGGTATAAGAACTTGGGATAAAGATGAACCATATCTTTTACCTATACCATGGACAGAATGGCCAGGGTGGGGTGTAAAATCATATACAAGTAAGTGTGAAAGTGTTGTTGATTATTTACATATCTTGAATAATGTATCTGTATTCAAAGATTTAAGAAATGTAAGAGATACTGCTATTGAGAATGGTGAAGAACCAGATCCTATTCTTATGGCGAATCATCTAGATAAGTATGCTAGTAAAAAAAACTATACCGATTTAGTGAAAACGATAATAAAATTTAATTTGAGAGGTGTATATGAAATATAATATGAAAAGACCATTAGAAAATGACCCTACGAAACTGTTTTGGTATAGAGTTTCAAATCTTAAAAAAATGTGTGATTGTACTAGTGATATAGAATATAAAAGAATATGGATGGATAAACTACAGGAACTAATGAAAATAGGGTTAGTGCTTGACAAAAGAACTTTAAAATGATAGTATATAGATTATGAATATATTTTATTTGAATAAAGACCCAAAGATTGCTGCTGAACTTCATGTAGATAGGCATGTGGTAAAGATGATTGTAGAGTATGCACAATTATTATCAACAGCAAAAAGAATGATGGATGGTGCTAAATATATCGGGAAATCAAAAACAGGAAGAAAAGTAACCAGATACAAATTAGAAAATTCAAATGAAGAGAATACAATCTATAAAGCGTGTCATCAAAATCATCCTAGTGCTGTATGGACTAGGAGTTCTTCTCAACACTATGACTGGTTGTACTCGTTGTTCACCGAGCTTGGGAGAGAATATACACACCGATATAAAAAAGAACACAGTACGATTAAACTGCTTAAAGACCTTTTAAGAAAGGCACCTAATAATTTACAAGACAATGGTTGGGTAGAACCACCTCCTGCAATGTCACATTATCCTAATTGTATTGTACCTGGTGACAGCATTCAATCATATAAAAACTACTATATAGAAGCAAAGGCTTATTTTGCTAAGTGGACATCTAGACCTGTACCAGTATGGTTTAGTGAAGGAATAAAAGATGCCAGTTAAAAAAAGATTAGATAAAGTACCATTCAGATTTCATGCTGATAAAAGATATCAAGAGTATATCTACTTAGAAGATGGTGGCTCTGATGGTTATAATGATAATAAAGAATTTCATGGTAAGTGGTGGGAAACATTACCAGATTCAAGAGACTACGGAAGTTTTGGGTTTAAACAATCTATTGATGGCAACCCAATTAGAAAAGATGCCTATGATGATTCTAAAATTAACGGTATTGTAAAAGATAAGTATAAAAGTGAGGAATAAAAATGCCAACATATAGATTTAAAGACCATAACACAAAGAGAGTATGGGAAGATTTAATGACCATATCTGAAATGGAAAAATTTAAAAAGAAGAAACATATTGAATTACTACCTCCCACTCAAATGAACATTGTGTCAAGCGTTGGTTCAATTGATAGTAAAACGGATAATGGATGGAAAGAAACATTATCTAAGATATCACAAGCACACCCAAATAGCCCATTAGCACAACAATATGGTAGTAAAAGAAGTGTTTCTGATACACAGGTAGAAAGTGTACGAAATAAGCACAAAAAACGTCTTTTAAAAGGCGGAGGAAGATAAATATAACTGATACTATCGAGAACACTACAACAAGCCAGAAAATGGTGAGTAAGTTGAGTAGTCAATCCGATAATGTATCATTAAAGAAGTTCCGCGGACTTCATAAAGGATATATATGGCAGACTTTGATTTTTTAGAAGGTTTCGATACAGAAGGTGATTGGGGTTTTTCTTCAGTTGCTGAGAAACCTTCAACAACGAAACAAGAAGCTACAAAAGCCACAGAAGCAGTGGTTAAACAATCAGCAGAATCTACTGCCAAGGCGGTGTCTAGCGAAGTTGTTTCTAGATTAGAAGGTAAATTAGATCAGATTAAATCTTTAATTTCTTCTACAAAAAATGAAATTAAAGAAAAGAACGAAACAGAATTAGAGATTACAAAGAAACAATTAGATGATGAGTATGATTTAAGAAAAGATAATATTAATAAAGAAAGCAAAGAGAAGTTTGCTAAGTTAGAAAAACTTATCATACCACTATTAATCAAGTTAGCAAAATCACCTGAAGCTTATATTCATTGGCCGAATAGAGCAGCTGTTATTGAAGATCAGGTTAAAAAGATAATACAAATTACAAGGGGATAACAATGAAAGATAATTGGCAAAAATGTTTAGAAACAATACTACATCACGAAGGTGGTTATGTAAACCATCCTAAAGACCCAGGCGGTGAAACTAACTTGGGTGTTACAAAAAGAGTTTATGAAGAATGGGGTGGCACAAAAGACATGAAAGACTTAACAGTCAAAGATGTTTCTCCTATTTACAAAAAGAATTATTGGGACAAATTAAAAGGTGATGATTTGCCTAATGGTTTAGACCTATGTGTATTTGATTTTGGTATTAATGCAGGACCTGGTCGTGCTGCTAAATTCTTACAAACACAAATCGGCACAACAGCAGATGGTGGTATCGGACCTAATACATTAAAGAAATTAAATGATTATATTGACGATAAAGGCCTTCAAGACGCAATTGAAGAATATCAAGGTAACAGACAAACATATTATGAAAATCTAAAAACATTTAGCACTTTTGGTAAAGGATGGACCAGACGAGTTGATGAAACTTTAGAATTAGCGCTTGACTTTATCAAGTAAATCTGTTATACTAATATTATGAATCAAATGAACACATTTTTACAAGATAGGTACGATATGAAAACATTCAATCATGTTGATTTGTCTAAGTTTAATCCTAAACTTACTCTACCAGATGTTACTACTCAAACTATTCAAGGTAAACGATTTTATATAACACCAGAAGGTAATAAGTATCCTTCAATTACTACAGTATTGTCTGGAAAAGGTAATGAAGGTATTGCTAAGTGGCGTGAATCTGTTGGTAATGATGTAGCAAATCAAATAATGAGAAGTGCTGCCAAACGAGGCACAGCAGTTCATCAATTAGTCGAAGATTACTTAAACAATGATGAACTATCTAAACAAGATGTATTACCTGTTGCTCTGTTTACTTTATTAAAACCTGAACTAGATAACATAAATAATATAGTAATGCAAGAAGGCGGTCTTTATAGTGACGCATGGGGTGTTGCTGGTCGTGTCGATTGTATTGCAGAATATGAAGGTAAATTATCTGTCATAGATTTTAAAACATCTACGAAAGAAAAAAAAGAAGAATGGATAGAAAACTATTTCATTCAAGGTTCTGCTTATTGTGAAATGTATGAAGAAAGATTTTCTGGAAAAATCGATCAAGTTGTAATCCTTATAGTCACCGAAGATGGTGGTGTACAAGTTTTTAAAAAAGATAAGCAAACCTATTTGCCTTTACTTAAAGAAGCAATAGGAGAGTTTAATAAAAACTTTACATTAGATGATTAAAAATATAATTAGATTTATTATAATAGTCGCATTATTTACTTTAGTATACAAAAACTTAAAATCTGAAAATCATAATGGTTTATCTGAAAATTATAATGGTTTATCAGAACAAATGATACCAGTATATTGTGCTGAGACATCATATATGTTTGCAACTTCTACTAATAATTTTGGTGAAACCCCAATTATGGTAGGAGAAATCAGATATGGGGCTGACAAAACAGGAGATATGATAGGATTACTATCATTTGGATATAACGAAGAGACAAACAAAGGTAGTTTGTTTATGACCATATTAGAAAACAAAAGAACTTGTTTAATTGGATATGGATTAAATTGGATATTCTTCAATGATACTATAATGGGTAAAAAGATTCTTGATGAAGGTAATGAAAGTAAACAGTAGGGACCTCGGGGCAGTACCGAGTGGCTCCACCAGTTTTAAAATAGACCTATAAGGGGCCAAAATTAGGATTGACCGCTGACTAGAAATCGTGCTGGAGAGGATAGTCCAAAGACTTTAAACTAAACATAAAAGCAAACTTTAATGAGTATGCATTAGCAGCTTAAAACCCTGCTTGGGGTTTGCCAGTACCTCGCAACAGAAACTGGCTTATTGGGGAATTGGTGAAGCGGGATCACACTACCCTTGCACGGTAGAATCAAGAGTTCGATTCTCTTATTCTCCACCAATACTGGAAAGAATGTAGTATGATAGAAAAAGACAAAACCAAAACAAAGTACTTTGACGAAGAATGGCCAAAAGAGGAAGAAATACTAAGAATTAGTTATGAACATTCCAAAAGAATGAGGGCTGAGAGACTAAACAAAACACCAAGACAAGACCTACATGATGAGATACAGAAAAGAAATCCTGAAATAAAGAACTGATTGCTTGACAAGAGTATAAAAGTATAGTATAATAAACATATGATAATCACACCAAACAACTTTGCATTAATAGTAGAAGATATTGTTAAAACAAAAAGAATTTCTTATATAGACGCTGTAGTATTATATTGTGCAAACAATAATATAGATCCAGGAACTACAAAATCTATGATAAACAAAAACCTCAAAGAAAAGATAGCATATGAGGCACAAAATCTCAATATGTTAAAAGAGAAAACAGCTAAGTTGCCAATTTAGGAAAAGGAGAAAATGAATGGTTTTGAAGTATATAAAGTATATTTGGCAATCAAACTCCACTTCACTAGTAAAAACCAAAGTTATGACTTTCATAAACATAACGGCAGAACAACTGCAAGATTGGAAACATTTACTAAAAGAAGGGATAGATATTTTTTTCATAAGCTTAGTAAATCTTATAACGATAGGACTATTGTTGATTATTTTGTCAGTAACTTTGTTAGCAATACTAATCTATGGGTTGGTGATATCATTGGCAAATCTGGTGATGAAACCCACAAACAATGGAGTAAAAAATTAGAATCATTACAATATTATTATGAACAGGATATTGATTATATAATTGAAAGAATGACAAGTAAAGATATAGAATTTAATGATTTGTTTTTATCTACTGCAGGTCAACACCCACCAATAGTTAAAATATTTTTATCAAAAAGAATTAATTTTGAGACACTTGTTATACTGGAGGATATATTAAAGTTTTCTAAAAATTTATCATCAAATATTGCCGAAACAGTATTATGGCCTAAACTTAATGATAGAATGATTAGATACAAACCTTTCTTATCATATAATATTACAAAATTTAAAATGGCATTAAAGAATAAACTGAAAGATATATAAAATGACAGATCAAGCAGCAAGATTTACAGCAGAATCTATAATATTAGATTCCAATATTGAAATAAGAGAATTGAAACATCTTTTAATGGTCCGAGATGAAAAAATAAAAAGTTTAAAAAAACAACTTGAAGTACTTGACAAAAGCATCAAAAGATGTTATAATATAGTTAATGCAAAAGAATGAATAATTACATACAGATATATAAAAATGTTATTGATAATAGTTATTGTGATGAACTAGTAAATAAGTTTGAGAGCAACCCCAAACAACGGGAAACACACGAACAAGGTCCAATGTCATTTGCTCAAATTAATTTAAATTTAAACAAAGACTGGAATACTGATGTATATGAACTATCAAAAGTTTATACAAGATATCTTGAGCAGTACAAAAAAGATTGTGCTGTTACTAAAGAAATGTGGCCAGAACTATATTCTTTTGAACAAATCAGATTAAAACGATATCTACCTAATGATAAAGATCAATTTGGTCCTCATGTTGATTCATTAGATGTTGATTCAGCATTAAGATTTTTAGTATTCTTTATATATCTTGATGATAACGATAGGGGTGAAACGTCTTTTCCTCAATTAGGATTAGGGTCGCCTTGTACGAAAGGATCCTTATTAATGTTTCCTCCATTATGGCCTTGGTTACACGCTGGTGCTAAACCAGTAAAGAAGCCAAAATATATGGTAGGCAGTTATTTACATTATAGGAAAACAACTTGAAGTACTTGACAAAAGCATCAAAAGATG